GCTCGGTCAGTAGATGTTGCTTATTTTTGGGAAATAGGCCGAGACAATAATACAACTGGCGATTTTATTTTTAGTAACGCTGCTGGCGGCGCTAAATCCGAACGCGCCCGTATCGACAGCTCGGGTAACTTTGCAGTTGGGCAAACACCGACAAGTTCTGTCAATCAAGTTGCTGGGTCAACAATAAGCCCAATTGGTAATATGCTGATACAGCGTTCTGCTGGAATCTCGCTTACATTGGGGCGTTTTGGAAGTTCTGCTGGAACAATCACAGAGTTTTATTACAACGCAACTTCTGTTGGAAGCATCTCAATCACAGCATCCGCAACTGCTTACAACACATCTTCCGACTACCGCCTGAAAGAAAACGCACAGCCGTTGACAGGCTCTGGTGCATTTATTGATGCACTTCAGCCGAAAACTTGGGATTGGAAAGTTGACGGTAGCAAGGGTGTTGGTTTCCTTGCCCATGAGGCACAAGCAGTTTCACCGTCCTCTGTTGCTGGTGAGAAAGACGCTGTGGATGAAGAAGGCAAGCCAGTCATGCAAGCGATGGAATACGGCTCTGCTGAGTTCATTGCTAACATCATTGCCGAATTGCAATCCCTCCGCGCCCGTGTCGCAGCCCTTGAATCAATTTAACCCCCCGAAAGGAAAATTATGACTACTTACAACTGGACAATCGTGAACATGGATCGCATCACTGCTGATGGCTTTGTGGTGACAGTGCATTACAACGTATCAGCCACTGATGGCACATACAACGCCTCGACATACGGCACTGTGGGCTACACAGAGCAGCCCGGTGAGACTTACATTCCCTACGCAGACCTGACGCAAGAGATGGTGGTGGGCTGGGTCAAAGCAAGTCTGGGCGAGGCTACTGTGCAAGCAAGTCTGCAAAGCCAAATTGATGCACAGATCAACCCTGTGCAAGAGTCTGGTATGCCTTGGAGCGCCGCATGAACTTGACTTTAGAAGCCAACGAGTTGCAATTCATTCTCAACGTCTTGGGTGAATTGCCATCCAAGTCGGGTGCATGGCCCTTGATCGTCAAGATTCAAGAGCAGGCCGCACCACAGGTGAAGCCCGCAGAGCCAGAAAACCCGGCAGAGTAATTTAAAGGTTGCAGTATGACCACGGTGGACAAGACAGACGCACGCCTCTCTACACATGAGGAAATCTGCGCACTCAGATACGATCAAATCAATGCCCGGCTCAAGCGCATCGAGGGCATCATGATGCGCACCGCCGGAGTCATGATTCTGTCAATGGCTGGCACTATATTTTCCGCTGTCTGGATACTCAAATGAGAGACTGGGCCGTCAGCTTTATTGCGGCGGCCCTTCTTGTCGGCTTCATTGTCTACTGCGTAAAAATCATGGTGTGGGCTTATGCTGGTTGAACTCGCGGCGGCGAACGCGGCCTTTGCGGTCATCAAAGAGGCGGTCAACAATGGTGGCGACATCATGGCCGCTGGCCAGCAGTTGTTCAATTACTTTGACAACACCAGCAAGATCCAAAAGAAGGCCGAGTCAGACAATGACATGGAAGCCTTTGCTGCCCTAGAGCAGATCAAGAACAATGAGGCCGAACTCAAGCGCATGATGGTCTATCACGGTCGTGCTGGCCTGTGGGAAGACTGGTTGAAGTTCAAGAAAGAGGCCAAGCAAAAGCGCGATGCTGCTGAGAAAGAGGCTGCTCGCAAGAGGGCTGCTAGGATTGAAAAGGCTTGGGCCATCGTGATGTGGACCGCCATCATTGTTTTGCTGGTGTCCCTTGCCATCATCGGCTTGTATGTCGTGGACCAACTGAAAGGAAAGTAAATGCTCTCTCTCATCTCCACCCTCGGTGGTCTGCTGATCTCGGGCTTGCCCAAGCTGCTGGAGTTCTTCCAGAACAAGGCTGACCAAGCCCATGAGTTGCGTTTGGCATCCCTGCAAAACGAGCGCGAACTGGCATTAGCCGCTCAAGGCTTTGCCGCGCAAGCTAGGATTGAAGAAATCCGCACCGAGCAGGTCGCCATGCAGACGCAGGCCCAGATGGCCGAAGCCGAGGCTGAGATGGTCAAGGGCGCTCAAGACCACGACAAGACCATCATTGAGAACGGCAGCAAGTGGATCGTGAACTACATTGGCACTGTCCGACCAACCATCACATACATCTTTGTGCTGGAGTTGGTCTGCATCAACATCTTCTTGTGCTTCTACCTGTGGAGCAATCCTGGCCTCATCACCAACATGGATGATGTGCTGCGATACGCTGATGTGATTTTCACGGCTGATGAGATGGCCATGTTGGGCGGCATCATTGGCTTCTGGTTTGGCTCACGTAACTGGGGCAAGAAGTGAAAACTTCTGACTTAGGCATCCACTTGATGCATGAGTTTGAGGGCTACCGCAATCGGCCCTATAAATGCAGTGCAAAAATCTGGACGGTGGGTTGGGGCCATGCGATGTATAGCGACCAACTCCGCCTGCCCAATGTGCGCACTGGAACTTATACGGGGATGATCCGTGACGACTACCAACTCAAGCCGGAAGACAATCGTGTCTGGTCGAAAGAGGAACTGGTTGAAATATTCAAGGGTGACCTTGTTTCTTTTGAACGCAGTGTTCTTCGACTTGCTCCCAATCTGGCTGGCCGTCAGCGCAAGTTTGACGCTTGTGTCGCTCTGGCCTTCAATGTAGGGGCTGGCAACTTTCAGCGCAGCACCATTCGCCAGAAGATTCTGAGGGAAGACTGGGAGGGCGCAGCCGAGGCATTCCTGATGTGGTCCAAAGCAGGCGGCAAGGTGCTGCCAGGCTTGGTGCGCCGCCGCAAGGCTGAGATCGCATTGTTCCTGAGTGATTGATGGAATAATTGCACCATGGCAAACGTCAAGCAGCAATTAGAAGTCCCGTCGATCCCCAGCCTGGGCTTTGCCCCAGAGGGGTACGAACGCCGCTACTTTGCCGAAAACAACGGCGCATTGAACGGCTACTTCCGCAAACTGGTCAGCGTGCTGGGTGCGCTGTTTGGCCCACAGGGCGGCAAGTTCATCAACACGCCCCATGGCGCATTTCACAGCAGCATTGACCAAGTGGCGGCCAACACCACCACGGCCTACCCTGTCTATTTCGGCACCACTGACATCTCCAACGGCGTGACGGTCGCCAGCGACTCGCGCCTGACGGTGGCGGTGGACGGCATCTGGAACGTCGAGTTCTCATTGCAGATCAAGAACGTCAGCAATGACGGCCAAGACTTTGACATCTGGTTTCGCAAAAACGGCACCAACCTTGATAACAGCAACCGTCGATTTCACGTAACAGCCAGAAAGTCCACTGGAGATCCCAGTCATTGCGTGGCCTCCATAAATTTTTTGATCAGTCTGGTGGCGGGCGATTACGTTGAGGTTGTTGGATGCGTGACCAGCACCGATGTGAGCCTTGAGGCATTCCCGGCAGGCACCAGCCCGACCCGGCCAGCCGTTCCATCGGCCGTCGCCACCTTGACCTTTGTGTCCAACTTACCAGGTTAAAGCCATGTACATCCCGATCAAACTGCCGCCTGGCATTTACCGCAATGGCACCGAGTACCAAGCCGCTGGCCGCTGGTATGACGCGAACTTGGTGCGCTGGTACGAGAACACCCTGCGCCCTGTTGGCGGCTGGCGCAAACGCTCCAGCACGCAGATCACAGGCATGTGCCGAGGCTTTTTGAACTGGCGCGACAACAGCGCCACCCGTCACACTGCCTTGGGGACACACTCCAAACTCTACGTCATGAGCGAGTCCGGCACCATCAAGGACATCACGCCAACCGGGTTCACGGCTGGCACGGGTGATGCCATTGTGAAGACGGGTTACGGCTACAGCGACTACGGCAAATTCAGCTACGGCGTGGCACGGCCTGACCTTGGCTCCATCACCCCGGCCACCACATGGTCCTTGGACACATGGGGCGAGTATCTGGTGGCGTGTTCCAACGCTGACGGCAAGATCTACGAGTGGCAGCTTGACTTTGCCACGCCCACATTGGCTGCGGCCATCACCAACGCGCCAACTGGGAACAAGGCCGTGCTGGTGACTGCCGAGCGGATCTTGTTCGCCCTTGGTGCGGGTGGCAACCCCCGCAAGGTGCAGTGGTGCGACCAAGAGAACAACACCCTCTGGACCCCTGACACCGACAACCTGGCGGGTGACTTTGAGTTGGCCACCCCAGGTGCGCTGCTGGCTGGCAAGCGCGTCAAGGGCATTAACTTGCTGTTCACCGATGTGGATGTCCACACGGCCCAGTATGTAGGTGCGCCATTCGTTTACGGCTTTGAGAAGGCTGGCAGCGGCTGCGGCCTGATCTCGGCTCAGGCGGTGGCGGCCATTGACACTGCGGCCATCTGGATGAGCAAATCGGGCTTTTGGATTTATGACGGCTACGTCAAGCCGCTGCCAAGCGATGTGTCTGACTACATCTTTGGCAACATGAATTTCAACCAGTCAAGCAAGGTGTACGCCATCCACAACAGCCAGTACGGCGAGATCTGGTGGTACTACCCGAGCAGCGCAAGCAACGAGAACGACAGCTACGTCACATACAACTACCGCGAAAACCATTGGGCCGTGGGCACACTGGCGCGTACCGCTGGCACGGACGCTGGGGTGTTCTCACGCCCGATGGCGGTGTCGGCTGATGGGTATGTGTACGAGCATGAGGTGGGCTTTGACTATGAGGGCGCGTCTGTCTTTGCCGAGTCTGGACCTGTGCAGATCGGCAACGGCGACAACATCATGAGCGTGCGCGAGGTCATTCCAGACGAGCAGGCGCTGGGCGAGGCGGTGGTGTCATTCACGGCGCGGAATTACCCCACGGGTGCGGAATACTCTTTTGGCCCGTATTCGGCAGCGAACCCGACAAGCGTGCGTTTCTCGGGCCGACAGATCAACATGAAGGTGACGGGCGCTGTTTTGGCTGACTGGCGCGTGGGTGTCATGCGCCTGGATGCGGTGGCGGCTGGCAAGCGATGAGTGACCGAGAGCATTTGGAGAGGCTGCGCCAGCATGTGGAGGCGGCATTAGAATACTCTGGCGGCACACACCAATTTGAGGATGTCCTTGAGATGGTGGAAAAGAACCAGTTGCAGGTATGGCCTGCAACCCAGTCGATTGTGCTGACCGAGATCATTGTCTATCCAAGGCTCAAGAATTTGCATTACTTCTTGGCTGGTGGCGACCTAGATGAACTCTCAAGGATGCGACCGATGATCGAATCCTGGGGCAAATCAATTGGTTGCACCAGGGTGTCATTGGCAGGCCGAAGGGGCTGGGCCAAGACATTTTTGAAAGATGAAGGGTACAGCCCACAGTGGACTGTATTGGCAAAGAAACTTTAGGAGCAGATGATGGCCCGTGTAGATGAACTCTTTAACTACTTGCAAACCCCTGGCCTGAGTGACCAGCAAATTGCTGCGGAGATCAACCGACTGGGTGTGACAGCGCAAGAGGTGTCGCAGTTGACTGGTGTGCCAGTGGCAGATGTGCAGTCTAGGCTCACTGCTGTTGCGCCAGCCCCTACACCATCGGCTGAACTGCTGAACTACTTGCAAACACCAGGTCTGACCGATCAGCAAATTGCCGCAGAGGTTGGGCGATTGGGTGTGACGGCGCAAGAGGTGTCGCAGCTTACTGGTGTACCAGTGGCAGATGTGCAGTCCAGACTGAGTTCTGCGCTCACCCCAACAGCAGCACCGACAGCCGCCCCAACAGCAGCACCGACAGCAGCCCCCACCAATGTCGGCCAATTTGAGAACTGGTTGCGCAGCACTCCTGGATTGACTGACGCGCAGATCTTGGCTGAGATGAATCGTTTGGGTGTCAGCGGCCAACAAGTCGCTGGCATCACGGGGATGCCGATCAATCAGGTGCACAACCGCATCAGCAACTTGCTGCCATTCTCAAACGCCACGCAAGGCTTTGAGCAGAATTTCCGCAATTACACATCCATCCCCATTGGTGCGCAGTACAACCCCAACGTGACGGGCGGTCTGTCGCCTTACGGCCAAGTGATGGGCCAGATGCAACCCTTGACGAACCCCTACGCCACCGTGCAAAGCGGCCTGTCGATGGGCGGCTATGACCCCAACATTTACAACCCCAACCTGCTGTCTGATTTTGTGGCCAAACGCGCCGCAGACGCTGCGGCAGCAACCGCTGCCAATGCCGCCACGAACCAAACTGGCGGCGACTCTGGTGGTGGCGGTGGCGACAGCGGATACGACAGCAGCGCTGTCGGTACTGGCGATTTCAGCGGCGTCACATCTGCCGACATGGATGCGGCTGGTATGCTCAGTTACGCCACAGGCGGCCTGATCAGCCAAGTGGCAGGCACTGACCCTGCTGGTCCTGATGAGGGCCAGATCAACGCACAAAAAGGCGAGTATGTGGTCAAGAAGTCATCGGTCAAGAAGTACGGCAAAGGCTTGCTGGACATGATCAACGATGGCAAGATTCCAGCCAAGAAAATTAAATCACTTTTGGATTAAGGGGCAGATATGTCAAAAGGCGGCGCACCAGATGTCACGACCAATGCGGTCGATCCGGACATCAAACAGGCATTCCTGACTAACTTCCAAAACGCCCAAGGCGTGGCAAGTGCATTGCCCACGCAGCAGTTTGCTGGGTTTAACCCGATGTACCAAGCAGGCGAGGAGGCTTTGGTCAACACGGCCCTTGCTGGCCCAGGCATCACGGGCACCGACTTGGCCGCGCAGATGGCCGCCTATGGCGGTGTGTACCAGCCAGCGCAGCAAACAGCCCAATTGGCCAACCTCGGCATGACTGGCCCCGGCAACATTGCCAGCTACATGAACCCCTACACATCTCAGGTGCGTGCCAACGCCTTGGCTGACTTGGAGTCAGCACGCCGATCCGCTGTGCAGCAAACGGGTGAACGCGCCATGCAAGCGCGTGCATTCGGTGGCTCTCGCCAAGGTGTGGCCGAGGCGCTGACCAATGCAGGCTTTGCCAAGCAGGCTGGCACATTGGGGACACAACTCAGCGAAAACGCCTTTAATCAGGCTGTGCAGTTGCAGGCTGCTGACTTGGCACGCCAGCAAGCTGCGCAATCGGCCAACCAAACGGCTGGCCTGCAAGGCGCTCAGTTGCGCTTGGCTGGCGCGGGACAACTCGGCAGCTTGGCCGCACAGCAGCAGGCTCTGCGCCTTGGCGGTGCGCAGGCTGTGATGGGTGCAGGCGGTGCGCGTCAGGCAGCCGATCAGCAGCAGATGGATGCCATCCGAAACATCGGCTTGCAGCGTCTGGGCATTGTCCAGTCCTCGCTGGGTGCAAACCCAGCCAACTTGGGTGGCACGGTGGCAACACCGATGTACAGCAACCCAGGCGCAGGCGCATTGGGTGGTGCTTTGGCTGGCGCTCAATTGGGCAGCGTCATTCCAGGTGTCGGCACAGCCATCGGTGCTGGTGTCGGCGGCCTGCTTGGCCTGCTGGGTTAAGGAGTAAGACATGGCACTTGATATTTTTGGCAACCTGTTCGGCGGTGATACCACCACGGGCATCAACGCCCTGCTGACAGCGGACCAGCGCAGACTCATGAATCAGCAAGGCAACCTGTCAGCCGCTGCTGCGCTGCTGGCCGCCAGTGGGCCAAGCCGCCAGCGTGTGGGTCTGGGCCAAGCCCTTGGCGCTGCCTTGCAGGCTGGGCAGCAGGGCTACCAGCAAGCCCGTGCTGGGTCGCTGCAAGAGTTGCTGATGGGTGAGAAGTTGAAAGAGGCGCAGCAAAGCCGAGATATTCAGAGGCAAGTGGCAGGCGCATTGACTACGCAGCCGACAGTGCTGTCACCAGCCATGCAGGCCATTGCCGCGCCTGGTGGTCAACTTGGCCCAACTGTGCAGCGTGCCGAGATGGCCGCAGCCATTCCAGAGACTACGCCAAATCAGATCAAGGCGATGCAGTACCAGAGTGCTGCCGACATCTTGGCCGCTGCTGGTCGGGTTAGTGATGCTGAAAAGTATCAGGCCATGGCCGAGAAGCTGAATCCCCGTGCCGAGGTCGTGGGCCAACCGTTTGAAGTCACGGACGCGACTGGCAAGCCGATTCTGGTGCAGCAGTACAAGGACGGCAAGCTGCAAACGATGGCAGGCTTTGGCCCCAAGCGTGAAGTGGTGCTGCAAAACTTTGGCGGCCAGACGGTGGCGGTCAACAAGTCGGCGCTGCGCGGCGGTGAGACCTTCCAGCAAACCATGACACCCGGCGAAGTGGCATCCAACCAGGTGGCCTTGGGCAACTTGGCTGTGGCCCAAGGCCAGCTTGGCGTGGCCCGTGGTGGCCTTGGCCTGCGCCAGCAAGAATTTGCACGTGGCGCGTTTGACCGTGTGGACACACCAGACGGCATGATGTATGTGCCCAAAGTCCCAGGCGCTGCACCCATTCCCGTCATGGGCGCTGGCGGGGCGCCACTGCAAGGTGCTGGAGCCAAACCAACCGAAGACCAAAGCAAATCCGCAGGCTTTGCGTTTCGCATGGAACAGGCCACACAGATTTTCAACCAGCCTGCTGTGGATAAAACAGGGAACCCAATTCTTGACCCAAAGAGTGGGAAGGCACTTACCCTGGAGCAGGTTTATGGCCAGCCAAACAAGTACCAGTCGATTATGCGTGCCATCCCATCTGCTGGTTTAACAACAGGCATTGCCAACTTAAGCGAAGACGTTGGCCGACAGCAATACCGACAGGCTCAAGAAAACTGGGTAAGCGCAAACTTGCGACCAGAATCTGGCGCTGTGCTTGGTACGGATGAAATCCAAAAGGAAATCGTTAAATATTTCCCACAGACCAGTGACGATCCTGAAACGATTGCGCAAAAAGCACGGGCGCGACGAGATACGGAATTGGCGGTTAAAGTTCGTGCAGGCCCGGCGTATCAGCAACTGAAAAAACAAGCAGCGGCCAGGGATGCGGCAGATGTTGGTGGGCAGCGTCCTGCGCGCTTGGTCAAAGATCAAGCTACAGGCATTTACCGTTACGTCCAGGAGTAAAGCATGGCCGACAAAATTGTTGAGATTCCAAACATTGGCCCTGTTGCTTTTCCGGCCAGCATGAAGGATGACGAGATCATCAAAGCGATTCAGGCATTGCAAGCGCCTGCGCCTGCGGCTGTGGCTGCGCCAATGCCGCAAGGCAAAACGCCTGAATCTTTTTCAGCCAAGCTAATGGATTCCCCGGTGGGCGGTGTCGTTCGTGGATTGCGTGATATTCCAGACGCTGGAGCGCAATTGTTAACGCGCGGTTTGGAGGCCATCGCGCCATCTGGATCCAGTTTGGAACAGTTTGCGCGCTCTGAGCGCCGCAGGGTAGAGGACATCAATCGCCAAGCCGAATTGGATTATCAGCGCAACTGGCGACAAGGACAAATGCGTCAAGGTGAGATTGATGTTGGCCGTGTTGGCGGCAACATTGCTGGCACATTGCTTCCATCTAGTGCGGCTGTTCGCGTCTTGGGTGCGACCACAGCACCAGTTCGTGCTGGAGCAATTACTGGCGCTGTCGGTGGATTGTTGCAACCAGTGGCCACCGCACCAGAAACTACAACTCCTGATTTCTTTGCTCAAAAAGTAGAGCAAACAGGGGCTGGTGCTGCGCTTGGCGCTGGTGCTGGTTACCTTGGCGACAAGTTGTCCAACATTTTGTTTGGCGCAAGACAACCAGCAGCGCCAATGCCTGGGCAGCCTGGTGCCAGCGGTGCACAAGTCAATGTGACCACAACACCGACAGCAACAGCCACTGGTGGCGGCTCAACCATGGGTGCTGTTGGCCCTGACCCTTCTGCTGGATTGACTGCTGCGCAGCAATTGATTTTGAACCGAGGCCGAGAGATGGGGTTTCGTACCACTCCAGGCCAGCAAACAGGTTCTCGCGCCTTGCAGCAGATGGAGGCGCGAATGGAATCAAACCCATTTACGTCCGGTCCATTCAATGCCATCAAGGAAGAAAATCAGCGCCTGTTGAATCAAGCAGCAGCCAAAGCCATTGGCGTGGAATCCAACGAACTGAGCAACCCCGTGCTGGCTCAAGCGCAGCGGGAAATCAGCAAGGTGTACAAGCAAGTGGCCAGCCCAGAGGTGAAAAAACTGGATGGCAACACAATTCAAACTGGCATTGAAATTGTGGACAAAGCGTTTGAGGGTTTGACCACTCAGCCATTGAAATCCAATATCTTTGTCAAGCAGCTTGAAGATTTGGCCGCAAAAGGAGAGGCATCAGGCACTCAACTGCAAGCCTTGTCTTCCAAGATTGGAAAGCGTGCCAAAAATGAAATGACGACTGCCATGGGGGATCGTGAATTGGGCAGCGCACTTTTCCAATTGAAGGAAATGGTGGACGATGCTTTGGCGCAAGGTCTGTCCAAAGAACAGCAGGCTGCGTTCCAGCAAGCGCGTTCCAACTATCGCAACCTTATGACTATTCGGTCGTCGCAGGGTGTTGTTAATCCATCCACAGGCAATGTGTCTGGCTTGAATTTGGCCAGCGCATTGACGCGCAAAGACCCGCAAGGCTTTGTCTTTGGCTCCAATCAGACGCCAATGTATGAGGCGGCTCGCTTTGCTCAAGCGTTTAAGCCGATTGTGGGTGACTCCGGCACAGCTACCCGCTCAATGGAACTGAGTCCATTGAGCATGATGCTGTCGGCTCCAACCAATATTGCCGCCAGAGCCTACACCGCCCAGCCCACTGCCAACTTGGCCTCTAGGCTGCAAACTGGGGTGGCACCGGGAACTGACATGGCAACGCAAGAGATGCTGCGCAGACTGTTTCCACAAACTGGCGCAGCAGGTTTGATTAGCCTACTTGGTCAGTGAAGGCCCAAAAAAAGCAGCCACCAAGGGGTCACGTTTGACCACGCGCCTTTGCTGTCTGCGCCTGGCATCGGCAAAGTCTTTGTCGTCGGCGGTCATCTTGGCGCGGAACTCATGCACCCGCTGGGTGCTGGTCCGGCCAGTCGGTGGTGGGCATGGCGCATCCTCACCCTCACCCAGCCTGTACTGAGGCCGCCAGCGGTAACTGGCACCCGCCTTGGCCCAGCCAGCGATGTGGACCACCCCCTGCTGGTGCATCTTCTCCAGTTCGCGCTGCACCGACCTGCGCTCACAGAAGATGATGTCCACCAGTTCCCGGTCGCACCTCGCACGGCCATCGGCCATAACGAGTTCCAGCTTTGGCCGGATGCGTGGCTTCAGTCCAGCTTGCATAACTCAGCCAAGTCTTTGCGGTACACAGGCCCGAAGTGCATCAGGCTTGGCAGCTTGTACGCATCCATCGCGCCGGGTCGCCCGGTGTATGGCAGCAACTCTTTGCCATCGTATGTGCCAGCCATCTTGTCGATCATGGTGGGTGGGGTCTTAATAAATTGGTCGGCCATTTTCGAGGCATCCTATGATGTATTGAAGGCTCTTGACCTGGCGCCATGCTTGGTCAGAGGATTGGAGATCGCTGGGGCAATTGCGCACAGCATGGGCTGGCAATGATGTGCCCTTGGCACGGTCAAGTGCGTGCTGAAGTTGGACCTCCAGCTCGGGCAGGTCATCCATGGTCAGGTCTTTGACTCTCATGCCGACAGCCCGTAAAAAAGGCAGGCGGCCAAGCCGATGCCAATGACCAAGGCGGTGATCAGGTCCAAGGCAGCCTCTGCGCGTGCGTGCAACTTGGCGGCCTTGACTTGGTAATGCTGGTGGTATTTGTGGTGTTTCATGGGGTTCCTTTGTTGACGTAGAAACACATTGTGGACTAAATACAAACACTGTGCAACACCTATTTGTTTGTGTCTGAAATTAACAACAATGCCAAGTAAAATGCCGCTATGAACAGCATCCACGACATCCGAGACATGGCCCGTCTGCACAAGATTCAGATGAAGCAGGTCTGCACGCTGGCCCAAATACAACAGCCCCAGGTCAGCCGATGGTTGTCTGGGGCTGTTGATCCTCTGTGGACCTCGGTCAATCAGATGGAGGCTGCTTTATTTGCGCTGATAGCACAACGGGAGACTCAAGGCCCGTGCGAAGCAGATACCGCACCAGCGCAGCCTTAGACATGCCCAAAGCCTGCGAGGTGGCCTCCAGCTTGTCGTGCAGCGCCTGATCTACATGCGCTGCCACCAGCCGCAACTTATCACCAGTCATCGCCGCCAGCCTCCACCGCCGCCACAGGTGCTGACCCACGGGTGATGCCGAAGTCAGCAGCGGCGGATGGCTTGGCGCCACCCAGCGGCTCACCCTTGCGCACCAACAAGATGTTGTTCAGGCCAAAGCTGACGCCATTATTGCCAGCCTGGCTGTAGGCATAGGCATTCAAGGACACGCGCACAAAGTCGCCACTCACGATGTCATCGCTACCGATCAAGTCATTGCCATGCGTGTCAATTGCACCCGGCTTGCTGGTGCTCTTGACGTTGCAGAAGTAATGGCCCTGATACTCGCGGCCCAGTGGGCTGCCATCGGTCTTGGTCTCGGTGTCACCGTCTCTCAGCGGATTACGCACGTTCTTAGGGATCTTGTCGCCGAACTTGGCAGTCAGCGCCTCTTTGGCGGCAGCCTTCATGGCGCTCAAGGTGGCCGTGTCGGTCTTGGGAATCAGGATCTGGGTGCTGAATTCATCCTTGCCATTCATCTCATTCTTGCGTGCCTGCAAGGCCGAGAAGTAAGAGGTGCGCACCTCGCCAGTTGTCACACGTGTAGTCATGATCGTTTCCTTTGGTTTGATCGTTTAACAGGTTTTCAGCCCCATCAAGTGATGGAGCAGTTGCACTTTAGCACAAACAAAGTGCTTGTGTAAAAGATTTTTACAGCGCACAATCGAGGCTCTTTCAACCGCTAAACCGAGGAAACCGATGCGAGTTTTAATTGCCTGCGAATACAGTGGCCGAGTGCGTGACGCATTTTTGGCTGCTGGTCATGACGCTATGTCATGTGATCTATTGCCCACTGATTCACCCGGCCCACACCATCAAGGTGATGTGTTTGACATCATTGATGACGGCTGGGATTTGATGGTGGCCCATCCCCCTTGCACCTATTTGTCTGTCAGTGGAATGCACTGGACCACCCGAGGGCTGCGTGATCCAAAGCTGACAGAGGACGCGCTGGCATTTGTGCAGCGCCTAATGGATGCGCCGATTGAGCGCATTGCCATTGAGAACCCGATCAGCGTCATTAGCAGCCGCATTCGCAAGCCTGACCAGATCATCCAGCCGTGGTGGTTTGGCCATGATGCCAGTAAGAAGACTTGCCTGTGGCTGAAGAATCTGCCGCTGTTGCAGCCCACAGATATGTTGCCCGGTGATGCTAAGACGCGCCGAGCCAACCAGACTGCCAGCGGCCAGAACAAACTGCCGCCATCTAAAGACCGCTGGAAGATTCGCAGCGAAACCTATGCAGGCATTGCAAACGCCATGGCCGCGCAATGGGGTGCAGTATGAAGCTATACCCGCACCAAGAAACGTCCAAGCAGTTCTTGCTGGACACCAAGAGGGCCATCCTGGCCGACCAGCCGCGAGTCGGCAAGACGCTGCCCACAGCAGCCGCAGCCCTTGAACATCTCCCTGCCCTGATCGTCTGCCCAGCCATCGCCAAGACCGTGTGGGAGGCTGCATTCAACAAGCTGTCCAACGCCACTGTGCGGGTGGTCAACGGCAAGAATGATGCGATGAAGACCACCGACCACCAGGTTGTCATCATCAACTACGACCTGCTGCAATACTTCAACAACGCTGGCTACCAGACACTTGTGCTTGACGAGTGCCACCGGGTCAAAAACCCAATGGCCAAGCGCACCACATCCGTTTCCCTGCTCATGAAGCAGATTGAGCGTGTGTATGCCCTATCTGGCACGCCCATCCCCAACAGGCCCATCGAACTCTGGCCCATCTTGCACGGCCTAGGCATCTACCGTGGCGGCTGGTACGACTTTGCAGCACGCTACGCCAAGATGTGGAAAGCGCCATGGGGCTTGGATGTCTCAGGCTCCAGCAACATCGCCGAACTCAAGGCGCTCATGAAGCCCCATGTCATGCGCAGAAAAAAAGAGGATGTGTTCAAAGACTACCAAGACCCGCAAGTGTCGCTGATCACCTTTGACCTGCCCAACGACAAGCGGGAGCAGCAGTTTGATGCCGATGCCTTGGTCGCCAACCCCAACGCCTTGCTGGCCTTTGAGGGCTTGGCCGAGATCATGAAAGAAGCAGGGATGCGCAAGGTGGATGCCGCTGCTGAATTCATTGACGACCTCTTGAACGCTGGCGAGCCTGTCGTGGTCTTTGCGCACCACAAGGATGTGGTCGGCAAACTCTGCGACGAGTTGCGCGTCCACAAGCCCGTCACCGTGGTTGGCGACACCCCACGCGCACAGCGTGACAAGGCCATCGAGGCATTCCAATCCGGCAAGGCCAAGTGCATCGTTGGCAACATCGCGGCCATGAGTGAAGGCGTGGACCTGAGTGCCGCTGACACCATCGTGTTTGTCGAATGCACATGGTCCACCAGTGCGTTGGAGCAGGCATCCAGCCGTGTGGAGAACATCGCCAAGCACGGTGTGAAGCCGATGATCTACATCCTGACGATCAGGGCATCACTGGATCACACGGTGCTGTCCAAGATCCTCGCCAAGCAGAACATCATTAATCAGATTATTTGAGGAAGCGCATGAAACAACTTGTCATTTCATTTAGTGGTGGCCGCACCTCTGGCTACATGACCAGAAAAATTCTTGACACCAAGGCCCACGAATACGACATCAAAGTCATTTTTGCCAACACCGGTTTTGAGAACGAGGCCACGCTCCAGTTCGTCCACGACTGCGATACACATTTTGGATTTAACACGGTGTGGCTGGAAGGCGTGACAAACCCAGAGCATGGTCAAGGCATGAGCCACCGGGTGGTGACTTTTGAATCAGCCAGCCGGGCTGGTGAACCGTTTGAGCAGATGATTCAGAAGTACGGCATCTCCAATACTCAAAGCCCTCACTGCACGCGCAACCTAAAAAGATATCCGATTGAGTCCTATCTCAAATCCATTGGCTGGGCTGGCAGGGATTACGACTTGGCCATCGGCATCAGGACTGATGAACAGCGCCGGGTAAAAGATGACAAAACCCGCAACGTGGTTTACCCGCTGGTGCACTGGTTCCCAGCCGACAAGCAAGATGTGCTGGACTGGTGGGAGGACCAACCGTTTGATCTCCAACTGGAAGAGCATCAGGGCAACTGCAAAACCTGTTGGAAGAAAAGCCTGTCCAAGCTGATGCGCTTGCATGACGAAGATCCATCGCAGTTTGACTTTTTTGAGCGAATGGAAGACAAGTATCCACGTGTAGGCCCAGAGTTTGCCAAATACCAAGACGCACCAGACCGTGTGTTTTTCCGTGGACGCACATCCATCAAGACTTTTAGATTGATGGCGTTGAAGCACAAAGACTTGGCGGCCCGAGCGCCAACGCAGCTTGACCTTTACGCCGATGGCGGCTGTTCTGAATCTTGCGAACTTTTTGAAATGGAGTAAATCATGCAAATCGACCACAAAGAACGCGCACACGCCCGACTGTCAGCCTCTCGCATCTCGCGGGTCATGGCCTGCCCCGGCTCTGTCCGGCTGGAAGCGCAGATGCCGCCCGAGCCAGCAGGCGAGGCCGCAGCTATTGGCACCCACATCCATGAACTGTCCGAGAAGCTGCTCAGAGGCGAGGAACTCGACAACCCAGATCTCGACCCCGAACACGTTGCGATGGCGCAGGAGTACGCCACATTCGTCAACACGCTGGTCACAAGCCCACGCAAGCGCATGATTGAGGTCAACGTGGACCAAGGCCTCAAAACACTGCACCACGCCTTGGGCGGGACGGCAGACGCGGTGCTGGTGGATGGTGACCACCTCCATGTGATCGACCTCAAGACTGGCCGTGTCTTGGTCGAGGCCAAGGACAACAAGCAACTGCTGACCTATGCCCTGGGCGTGATGCGGCAGTTCAACGCGCCAGCCTCCATTCAGTGCACCATGCACATCTTCCAGCCCCGTGCTGGCCACTCCAAGTGGACCGTATCAGGCATGGACCTGATCACCCATGGCTTGGAACTCAAGAAGGCGGCAGAACTGGCCCTCAGTCCCGATGCCCCTACCAACCCCAGCCCCGATGCCTGCAAGTACTGCAAGGCCAAGACCATCTGCCCGTCCATGCGCCAAAGGGTCCAAGACAACGCACGCAAGGAGTTCGCACCCGACACCGCCATCACGCCCGAAATGCTGGAACTCGCCCACCTCGCGGCTGACTGGTCCGATGCGGTCATCAACGCCGCCAAAAAGCAATTGACCGAAGGCGTAACGATCAGTGGATGGAATCTCAAGCCAGGCCGCAAGACGCGTTTCTGGAAGTCTGAAGCCTTGGCAGCGGCGGCTTTAAAGGACCACCCAGAAGCCTTTTCTCTCAAATCCCCGTCAGCCATTGCCGACCTGAAGATTGAGGTGTCCGAAGACCTGATCGGTGTCAAGCAGGCAGCGGCATCACTGGCGAAAGAGAAGGTGAAGCCATGAGATTCGGATCAGTTTGTTCCGGCATTGAGGCCGCATCTGTCGCATGGCAACCACTGGGCTGGAAGGCCGCATGGCTGTCAGAGATTGAGCCATTCCCGTCAGCGGTGCTGGCTCACCACTACCCCGATGTCCCCAACCTTGGGGACATGACCACACTGCCTGAACGCATCCTGTCTGGTGAGGTCGAAGCGCCTGACCTGTTTTGCGGTGGCACACCCTGCCAAGCCTTTTCAGTGGCTGGCCTGCGCAACTCCCTTGATGACGCAAGGGGCAATCTTTCCCTCACTTTTGTAGGTATCGCAAATGCAATTGACCATGTTCGAACTGTTCGATCAGCTTCTCCAGCAATCATCTTCTGGGAAAACGTCCCCGGAGTCCTCTCCACCAAAGACAACGCATTCGGCTGCTTTCTTGGAGCACTTGCCGGGGAAGATGAGCCGATCATCCCGTCAGGGGAGAAATGGACAAACGCTGGTTGTGTGTATGGCCCCCAAAGAGCAGTCGCGTGGCGAGTCCTCGACGCCCAATATTTCGGAGTGGCCCAACGACGCCGCCGTGTGTTCGTTGTCGCAAGTGCTAGAGCAGACTTTGATCCCGCAGCGGTTCTTTTTGAGTTCGACGGCGTGCGCAGGGATACTGCGCCGAGCAGAGAAAAGGGGCAAGCAGTTGCCAGTGGCGCTAGAACAGGCGCTGCGGTCAGTCGCACAGGCAACGAAAGAATAGAAGCAGAGGCAATGGTTGTCAGTCGCAGCCATTGGGATGGAGACTACCCACACCCAACCCTGAACCAATCAGCCAAAGGCAGCGGCGGTGTCGGCTCTAGCAATCAAGAAATCTTTAGCCAGCGTGGTGCGTATCTTGCGCCGCAGCCAGTGGCCGCACGCATGGTGGCCTTTGGTGAGTATTCAATTGATGGCACGGCGAGCGCCATGAAGGCCAGAGACTACAAAGATGCCACTGATCTGGTGGCGCAGCCAATGGTTGTCCACGGCACACAAGACCCATGCGTGTCGGACATTGCCTTTGCCCAAGGCCGTAACAATGGCGGGGAGAATGTTCTCATGCAGCCGATGACTTTTGCAGAAACCGCACAAACAATTACCGCTGGATTTGGGTTTGATTACAACGATGAAAAAAAGGCTGCGTCACATTTAGTAGGTATGCAAGTGCGCCGCCTGACACCTGTCGAATGCGAACGCTTGCAAGGCTTCCCTGACAACTACACCAACATCCCTTGGCGTAAAAAGCCAGAAGCGCCAGACGGCCCACGCTACAAGGCGCTGGGCAACTCATGGGCTGTGCCAAACGTCAGGTGGATCGGTCAAAGAATTGCTGACCATCTCAAACCCCAAGACTAGAATCCCCATTCCCCAAAAGAAAACCCCGGCATGACGCGAATCATGCCGGGGGAATTTGCAAAGAAAATCAAGGAGAAGTTTGCGATGAGTATTTTACCTGATCAACACCGATCAACATTCGACCAGTCCCAAGCCATTGCTCTCAAGCTAGGCAACGCCTACCAAGCTGCTAGCTTCTGCACCTTCAGCCTTGACGGCTCCAAGAAGATCCCCCACAAACGTGACGGCTCCATGGGTGTGGCCCGTGATACCCCAGCCGATAACCTGTTCACCACCGAAGACGTTTGGGCCATGGAGGCCATGCCTCACGGCCAGTATTTCGGCCTGGTGCTACAAAAGGCCGCAGCCATCCCAGGCAAGGGCCACTTGGTGGTGCTGGATGTTGACCTCAAGCACAGCCAGACCACCACCAACATGGCCATCACCAAGATGGCTCGGTGGGTCAAGGCCAACCAAGCCCTGACCGAGATTTCAGTCTCCGGCAAAGGCCGCCACATCTTCTTGCTCGCCAAAACGGCCGAGAACATCCTGCCCAAGTACAAGCTGGCAGCAGGCCAAGAGGTCGAGGTCTTTGGCCTCGACAACAGCGCAGGCAAGTCAGTGCTGCTCAGTGGCAGCCAACTCACGGGCGACCTGATCGAGGTGGATGACCTGCATGCCTTGCTGTCCGAGTGGGGCATCATCGAGCAGCACCAACTGAATCAGCCAGCACCCACACCTCAAGCCCCCATCGACTTCAGCCCCATCCTCAAGCCTCAAGACGATTACGCCCGTGCGGCCAATGCACTCCAGTTCATCAGCCCTGATATTGAATATCCGCAGTGGATTGAACTGGGCCAAGCGCTCCACACGGCTTTTGGCGGCCAAGGCAAAGACCTGTGGCAGCAGTGGTCATCATCTGGCTCCAAGTACGCAGGCGACAAGGACATCGACACCCACTGGAAGTCCTTTCACCAAGGCAAAGGCGTGACCCTCGGCACGCTGTTTCACACGGCCAAACAGAACGGCTGGGAGTCCCCCACCAAAGCCACTGAGCGCAAATCAGCCGTGGAAGACTTCCAAAACATATTGAATCCAGTACCTGTTGCGACAGGCTCACCGGATGAGCCACTGCCATTGAACGCCCTGCAAGGCTGGCCAGAACTCACGCTCGACATCAGCAGCCTCAAGCCCATCGACTACCTGATCCAAGGCTTTTGGGCGCATTCCTTCTTTGTCTTGGCAGGGCAGCCAGGAGTGGGCAAGACCACCGCCATGATCGCCACCTGCATGGTCATGGCAGGGTTTCAGATTGGTGATGCACCACTGACTTCCAAAACCCGCCGAAAGACCATATTCGTCACAGAGGACTCAGACCAGATCACCCGCACCCTGTTTGCCTATTCCAAGCACTTTCACATCGACCCCATGGAATTGCTCAACTGGTTCGTGGTCATCGACGCCAAGCGCTCGGATGTCAAAGACCTCTTGACCCTGGCCCACAACGTCATGCGCCACACGGTCAACAACATCCGTCCACATCTGGTCTTGGACACGGCCAACAGCACCATGGCCATTGACAATGAGAACGACAACTCCGAGGTCGGCAGCTACCTCGCAGCCCTCAAGCAGACCATCTACGTCCAACTGCACACGCCCATCTCCATCCTGACCCACACCAACAAGACCATCTCCCGCCAAGACTCAGATGCCATGGCCCGTGGCGCCAGTGCCTTCACAGGTGATGCCACCCTGACTGGCATCCTGTTCATGGACGAGGACAACACCCGCTACATGAAACTGACCAAAACCCGCTACGAGCCGGATTTCAGGGAAATCAGGTTCGACAGTCAGCTATTCCCTGAAATCGTGATCGACCAGTACGGCGAGCCGCAGACCATGCTGTGCCGCATCGCCATCCCGATGGCCTCCAGTGAGGCAGACCGCAAACAACTCAACGCCTCTAAACAAGAGGACAAGCGCCAGCAGCAGATCACTGATGCCGCCGATGCCGCCTGCAACTTCATCCAGACCCTGATCAACCAGCACCGCAACGTCATCATGCGTAAAGGGCCAGGTCGCCCAAACGTGCCAAAAGAACTCGCCAATGCCTACCAATTGGAGTGGGCAGAGGTCTATCAGGCGGTGCCGCAGGCCGACCAGTCCTACGCCAGAAAGGCTGTTGGCTCCGCCATATTCCAGCGGTTTGGGGTTGCACCAAGTGCCAGTGGTTGGGTGCAGTTGGGCTAATCCGGTAATCCGGTAGTAATGCGGTAGTAATGCGGTATACCGGATTAGACAATGGCTGGGTCTGGGGATGAAGTGGGGGCTATTTGCCCCACTTATCCACAGGCCAGTCTCGGACAAATGCATGGTTCTGGGGCTAATCCGGTAAGGCGGTAAATTCCTTTGGGGTCTACCGGATTAGGAATACTCATAAGGTATACAGATTTTTAAGGGGTAAATTGATGATGATTTCAGAGTTATCCACAGGTTATCCACAGGCTGCAAAATGGGTCGAGGATGACCGCGTTTTGTGCCAAAACTGCGCTAATGCGGTAAACGTGGATTGCAGGCAGTCGATGCCAGCGGCGCAGATGGAAAAGCACCGCAAGGTCAACGCAGTGCCGCTGCAATGGATGTTTGACAGCGCCAAGGTCAGGAACGGCTGGGCGACAGTGACATGGAAGGAATGGCAGTGCCAAGCAACTGGCATGGCCACAATGCCCATGGATCTCAAGCACCGCTGCCATTTGTATTGCAAGGCAACAGCCCAGCCAGCGTCGGTAGAATCCGATGCATGGTGGCAAGACTGAGAAAGAGCATCGAACACACTGAGCAGGTCAAACTGGTGCAGCGGGTCAGAGCGTTTTATCCGGATGCCATCATTGCGGCGATACCGAATGGAGGCGATAGAACGGCCTCAGAGCGCGTTAGGCTGCATGGTGAGGGGGTACTGGCTGGAATGCCTGATCTGTGCGTCCTAGAGGCTTGTGGAGGGTTCCACGGGCTGTTTGTGGAGATGAAGACGGCCACAGGGCAGCAGAGCAAAGAGCAGAAGGCTTTGCAGTTGCAATTAAACAACAGGGGATACCTCTGCACGGTCGCCAGATCGGCAGCGGAAGGGTTTGAAATTATTAAGGAGTACTTGAATGGCGAGAAACTCATTGGCCGAGATTGCTGACCAAGGCGCAGCCAACATCGCAGCCGCACAAAAGAAAAAGGCCGAGGTCAGCTTGGCTAACAAAGCGATTCACGCATTCGGGGGCGAGGATGCCGTCATCGAATTCATTGCATCCGGCGGCACCATCTCCGCACTGTGCAAGGTATTGGGGATCGGGAACACGACATTTGACCGATGGGTCGAGAGAGGCGGCGAGGAGCGCATGGCTGCTTACGCGCGTGCGCGGGTGCGTGCAGGGCAGAGTTTAGCCGAGCAGACGATTGACATCGCAGATGCCGCGACCATCCAAGAGGTGCAGCTTGCCAAGCTACGCTGCGACAGACGAGCCTGGCTGGCTTCCAAACTGTCTGAGGAGTTCTCTGACAAGCAGCAGCCGCTGGTCAACATCGACCTGGGCAGCATGGCGCTCGATGCACTGCGCAAACGCAGCATTACGCATACCGAAGACTGACAGTACTTCCTACAACGTCCATTATGTAAAGTCGTCTTTGACTTATCCACAGATTTATGGATACGTTTTGCGTAGCTTTTGAGTTATCCACAGGAATCTGTGGATAACTGTGGACAAAACCCTGTGGACATGTCGGCCAGCGCCAGCCGACTGGCCGCCGCGCCCCCCCCATCGGGCCGCGCAGCGGGGGCGGCTGCTGCTGCGTCAAACCTACATCCCTAGCATCCCTGAAAAAAAATTTTTAAATTTGCACCTCATGACCCTGCATCACTCAATCTAAAAAAATCTTAAAAACTTATTTACAAATCACCTCCACTTGCGCTAAAGTGCAATTTCCATTTAACCAGGAGAAACCGATGAACACGACGTTACTGATCAAAGTGAGAAGCCTTTACCCGCAGAGCCGCCATCTGCAAAAGCAGTGGGTGAAATCTGTGAGGCATCTGGGCGACCGCTGGCTGGTGGCGCAGCCGCAGGCCAGGGAGAAGCTGCGTGAGCAGGCAGCGGGGAGATGGGTATGAGCATTAATCAAGCCATTTTTGTGGGTGTCGCTGCGGCTGTTGTGGTTGCTATGGTTATGGGTGGCATTGCTATGGTCAAAGCCGGAAACGCTCAGTGGGAGCGCAACGAAAACGCCTTCCGTGCGGAGTGTGTAGCAGTTGGTGGAAGACCAGTGTGGAACAACAAATACTGGGAGTGCTTGAAATGAGCGAGATGAATACGAACGACAGAGCCTTTCCCAGCACATTCCACAATGGCTGGGGTGAGCCTGAAAAGGGCATGACCCTGCGCGATTACTTTGCGGCCCAGGCGATGCAGTCTATGTTGCCGTTCTATGCCAACAGACCGGAAGACATCCAAGATATGGCAAATAAGGCGTACGCGATGGCTGATCTAATGCTGAAGGCGAGGGAAGAATGAACGAAGACGAAGACAAGCCCACCCCGGCTGACGGGCAGTTGATCTGGGTGGCGCTGGCATTCATTGTGCTGATGCTGGGGCTGCTGACACTGAGGAGTTGTTTATGAGCAAAGCCAACGAAGCCCTCGACCGGATGGCGGAGAACGCCAGAGAGTTGGGGCTGGACTATGAGCCAGCGCAGCAGGAGCCTTTTGGCTACTTTAAAGCAGAACCATTTGGCTGGACTGATTGCGCTGAGAGTGATGAAGGTGCTGTGGCACTTTATGAGCGTCCACAGCCAGCACAGCGCACATGGGTTGGTCTGAGTGATGAAGAGAAGCGGCAGCTATTTGACCGCGAGGACTATCAAGGCTGGCTCGACTACATCAACGCCATCGAAGCCAAACTCAAGGAGAAGAACACATGACCACTCAACTTGTTCGTGACTCTATGAAGCTGATGGCTGATGCTGGCGTGGACATTGTGGACATTAAATGGTTTGACCTGTCTGGGGCGTTCACGGACAAGCAACGGGCAGACCTTGACCCGGTGATGACGCACCGACCACCTTTTGACAAATGCTTTGTTGTTTGGCAAGGAAAGACAAGCCATCACCCGAGCTACACCGTCTTGATGATGGTGGCTGGAGATGATCCAGATGAAGGCATCACGGTGTC